CCACTAGCTTCGAATACGCTAAACATGTATATGACGGCTACATCAAGGCCTCTCCGGTGCATAACCTTTACCTATCCTTTGACTTCAATGTCACCAACACCTGCGTAGTCAGTCAGTACATCAAAAACTCTGAGGAAGGCATCTACTATGCCACCATCAATGTCATCAAGGTGTATCGGGTGGGTGACCTTGCCAGCCTCTGCCAGACCATCCGGCAGGAGTTCCCTGGCATGACATACATCATCAACGGTGATGCCTCCGGTGCTTCTCGCAATGCCTTTACGCAGGACAATATCTCGGCCTATGCCCTGATTAAAAACTACCTTCAGGTAAATGACATGCAGCTTCAGGTGGCTAAGTCTAACCCTAGCCACATTGCCAGCAGGCTAGTGACAATCTTGGTACTGCAGAAGGCCAAGGTGCAGATAAGTGGCAAGCGATGTGAGGAGCTAGTGACAGACCTAAAGGAAGCCAAGGTGGACAGGCAGGGTAGTCTTGATGCCTGGAAGAATAAGAACCCAGACAAGTCTCATGCTCTGGATGCCTTCCGCTATTTTATTTTCTCTAACTTTGCCGAGATAACTAGCAACTTTAATCTAGAAAAGTATGGCACTATGCTGCAATAAATGCTACCCAATCTGCCTGCCATTGCCGAGCTGCCCAACAGCAGTGTACTTATACACTCCTCCGGGTGACTATGGCAGAGGCATTCTCGTGAACATCGTTAAGCCAGGAGTCAATGTGCAAGGCCAGCAATTGCTAAGCATTGGAGGTGATGGCTTTGTTGAGATTGACCTAGAGGCATTGCCTGAAGGCTTCTTCAATCCTTGGGGTGGACAGTACACCATCAGCTTTTCTGATCCCGATTTGCCCAATAAGCCATTGACTTACATCTCAGTTGATGGTGAGCAATACGACAGCATCTGCCTGAGCTTCATTCAGACAATCAGCAATGAGGAGACCGTGATAGCAATTATTAATCCAATAAATAATGACCAACCCGATTTATGATATTGATGCAAGTTGTGGAGGCAAGCGCAGAGGCTGTTGCCTTATCGAATTACCTAACGATGCCGAGCCTGCTGATGTTGTTGCTAATAGCTGCACTCAGCGCATCCTTCTCATTGTTTCTGGACTTCCTTCTGGAGGATCACCCAGTTGGGCAGTGGTATCTGTCACAGATTCAGAAGCTCCCGACTTATTGGGCTAAGCCACTAGGGGAATGCCCATTCTGCTCCGGTGCTTGGCAGTTCCTCATTATCTCTTGCCTTATTTTTCACTATCCATTTTACTTATGTTCAATATTTTTAGGCGTAAACCATCTGCTCCTCCTGCTGTTCAACAAGTGGCAGAAGAAGCTGCTGCTCAAGAACAAGGTGGCAGAATACTTTACAGGGGTGTAGCTCCGAAAGACCGCTGGGATCAGATTGAGTTTGCTTTCACCTCCGGTGGAGTCAATTACTTCAAGTTCACGGCAGAAGTCAATGTGCCATTCCAGAGGGCAGTGGCAGCCAGAGACATCTTCACCGAAGAGCTTTGGCAAATCAACCCAGACTACTTGAAAGGCTGGAACAATGGCTTAATCAACTTACTATTAGACAAGAAAAAGAAGGATGATAAGAAGCTCTATGAGATAGGCATCCTTGCTTCCCGGCTAAAGGAGCAGATGGAGCTATCGGTTAGCCTGGTCAGGCAGATGAAGCTGGCAACGGTTGTTTACTTTGACGAACATGAGAATCCACTTGACTATCAATACCCATATAATAAGTCTAAGCTCAGCCATTGGATGGAGCATAATGATGTTCAGGGTTTTTTTTTGAATCTGCCGGAGTACGCCTATCTGCCCTCTTTGACCGAGTACAGCACGAATTTCCCGAACTATTTGCAGGCCGAAACATTGCAAAACCTAAACAACCTGAAGCACATTATTGGACTGCAATTACCAGACAGCACAGGCAGCGATTTGATGAACAGTATCGAGTTGCAAATGGAGATTTTGAGCGAATTAAATACCTGGTCGAAAGGCCAATCTACGAGTACTATTTAATTGTGAGTAGCTATATTGCGGATCAAAAGAAGAGGACTAGGGTGAGAACATAATTGTTTAGTGTTTTGGTTTAGTGAAACAGCGAAAGAGCCACTGATATTCGGTGGCTTTTTTAATTGTTATATTTACGGCATGGCAACGATTTCAACTAATGACATCAAGATCAGGTATGACATTGACCTGAGTAAACTTCAGCAGGCTACTTCTGAATTTGATAAGATTACCTCCGAGGAACGGCAGTTGCTTGCTGAGCTTGGGAAACTCAAGAAGCAGTTTGATGAAGTAGGAGATAAAGCTAAGAAGTCTGGTAAGGATGCTGGCGATGCTATGGGCGGCATGGGAGCTGTTGCTTCTAAAGTTGCACCAGCAATAGCAGGAATCTTTGCTGCCGATAAAGTCATGGGCTTTGCCAAAGAGGTCATTGCTGTGACTGGGGAGTTTCAAAAACTATCTGCTGTTCTTACCAATACACTTGGAAGCAGGAGTGCAGCAGCTGGGGCAATGACTAACATCCAGAAGTTTGCATCAGAGACACCATTTTCGGTTCAGGAACTTACTCAGTCATTTGTAAAACTAGCCAATCAAGGATTCACACCTACTGTTGCTCAGTTGAGAAGGTTAGGAGACCTGGCTTCCTCTACCGGAAAAGGATTTGACCAATTAGCAGAGGCCATAATAGATGCTCAGACAGGAGAGTTTGAGCGATTAAAGGAGTTTGGCATCCGAGCAAGCAAGGCTGGAGATCAGGTTACATTCACATTTAAAGGTGTTCAGACTCAAGTTCAATTTACCAATGATGCCATTAGACAGTATCTAGTTTCGCTAGGCGATATTCAAGGTGTTAGTGGTGCTATGGCTGCAATCTCTGGAACACTAGAGGGGCAAATCAGCAACCTTGGAGATGCTTATGATAGTTTACTCAATACCATTGGCACTAATCTAGCACCAGTTTATCAGAAGGCATTAGTTTTAACATCTGCATTCCTAAATAAGATAAACGATTTATTTGGAGGTAAACAAATTAAAGAGGCTGGAGAAAATTTTAATAAGTTATATGAGAAATATAGCAATGCAAGCTCTGAGGCTTTAAAAAATGGAAAAACCAATGCAGAAAGTAGCATAAAGATTGAAAAGGATAGGCTCGCCCAGATGAAACAGATATTTGGCGAGGAAAGTGGGTCTGCTGAGGTTTTAAGAGATGAATATAGAGCAAGCGGAAGTGAATATGATGAGATTCAACAGCAGATAATTAGTTCTTCAAGAACTGTTACTGCCGAGCAGATAGTTAATCAAGAGTCTTTAATTAACTCATATCAACTAACTATTGATGTATTCAATAAGCTATATGAAGAGAAAAAGAAAAATCTTCAGGTTGATCAAGCCACTGAGAAGCAAGATAAGGCAGCATATCAGGCTAAGTTAAAAATCTATGAGCTTGAGAAGCAGCAGCAGGTGCTGATGGCTCAGCTAAGAGGCTCAAAGCTGGGTGAGGTAGGTGCTGAAAAGGTATTTCAGCAGAAGGTTTATGACTTAAAAAAAGAATACAGCACTAAGAACATTGGCATTATTCAAGAGGAAGTTAGAACTGCCGAACTATTGCGAGATAAGGCAGCAAAAGACTATGAAGATGCAGCCAAGGCTGAAATGTTGGTAACTAAAGATGGATCTGATTATCTTAGAAATCAAGCTGATAAAAACTATAAAGCTGGTCAAGATGCCTTAGATAATGACATGAAGGCTCGAATGGATAAAACCAAAGCCCAACATGAACTTGAATTAGATGGATTAAAAAAGCATGAGGAACAAAAACAAGCAATCCGTGAGAAGGCCTTTGAATTAGTCCAAACACTTGTATCCGGTGCATTTGACTTATACCAGGCTAACCTTAGCAATGAATTATCGGCATTACAAAACCGATATGATGAGGAGATAAGGCTAGCTGATGGCAATCAGCAAAAGATTGATGAGGCAGGTCTTAAATTCCGAGAAAAGGAAAAAGAAATTAAAACTCAACAATTTAGAGCGCAGCAGTTGTCATCAATTGCAAACATTGCTTTCGCAGCAGCACCGGAAATTGTCAAATATTCAGTAACTGCACCACCATTGGCTGCATTAGTTGCTGCTATTGCTGCTGCTCAGGTTGGATTTGTACTTGCTCAACCTGTGCCTGAGTTTGCAGAAGGTACTAAAGGCAAGCCATTTAAAGGTGGTAAGGCAATAGTAGGTGAGCGAGGTGTAGAGAAGGTTGTAACTGAATCTGGCAAGGTTTACTTCACTCCACCAACTGCCACACTTGTAGACCTGCCTAAAGGCTCACAGGTAATTCCTAATCATGCCCTGAGCAGGCAGGAGGTGTTCCTGGCTAACCACTATGCCAACAGAAGCAACAGCAGTACTAACTCTCCGGTGGTGGGCAAGTTAGATGAGCTTGGAAGCATTTTAAAAGGCCTACCAATCACTCAGCTCAACATGGATGAGCGAGGCTTTGAAAAGTTTATCCGCACACCAAGGCGCAGTACTAAGATTCTTAACAATAGATTTGGCATCAATAACTAATGGCAAACTGGAAGTTTTTTCTTGATGGGAATGAAGTAGAAGAACCAATTGGCTGGGATGCCATTGAGTTCACTGCCATTCGGATGGATAGTCATGGCATAGATCAACCATTCAGTACTGAGGTTAAGTTCTATGCCGAAGGAGCTAGATACATCAAGAGCATCTATGACCAGTACTTCATTAATCAACCTATTGCCATAACCATTACCTCAGATGTGGGCTATAACAATGCTCCATATCAGTTTGATGGCTTTCTAAATCTGGCTATCTATGAGGAGGTCAATGTGTGTGACACTGACAGCTGGGAGATAACCGTAGGCATAATTGATGATGAGTTCAGAGAGAAATTTAAGGCAAGACAGGAGATAGATGTTGATTTAACTACTACCACTGATCTTGATGGCAACACAATTGATGCATGCACTTGGGATAATACCAGACTACACAAGCAAGAACTCTATTTAGTTGGAAGTGGTCAGAATTTGGCTAACATAACTAATCTCCTTCAAGTAATTTTTAATGCCTGGAGTAATGTGCCAAGATTTTTGCCATTGTACTGGCAAAATAGTGACTTTAAAAATCAATATGGCAGCACCCTTGATTCAATAGGCGGTGATGTAGATGCTCAAACAAGTATTCAGATTTTTAAGAATAACTCGGGCTATACCAGAACATTAGATTTTAATTGGTCAATAAAAGGTCAATTTGAGTTTAGTTTAAATTCAGGACTTGATAATACTGCAAATATTAAGTTTGAAATCGGTTATTTACTTCTTAATCCTTTATATCCAATTCAATCAAACCAATTTATCCTAGTTAGTATTGCAGAAGTACAGTCACCTATTTCTACTATAGGTGGTGGGTTGGTTGATTTTGATTTGTCATTATCTGGAAGTTTTCCAACAGGAATAACTAATCCTACTGGCGACCAAATTTCAATAAGAGTAAATTGGGGTGATAACGGAGCATTTAAACCAACCGATCCGGCAGTCACTGCTATAATTACATACAACATAACAGACATGTGTCTAAAGTTATCCGAAAAGAATAACTTTGACTTTGCAACATTTGCCACTACTCTAACAATCGAAAAGTTTATTCGCAGACTCATATACATCTATACAGGATCAAATAATAAACTACTTTCTGATACATTTAGCGAAGCAGGAGATGGATGCTACTGGAACAATGCACTCACCAATGGACTTCGAATAAGAAATGCTGCTACTGTCGAGGAAATAATCAATGGATGCACCTTTGAAAATTTAACTCTAAACAATAGCAATTATGAGGTTTCCTTTAAGTCAATATTTGAATCCCTCGACAGCATATTTTGTCTTGGATGGGCATTTGAATGGACTGGGTCGGAATGGAAAATAAGAGTTGAGTCAAGAGAATATTTTTATCAGAACACAGTCAGCCAGAGCTTCCCAAATGTAGGAGAGGTATCGCAATCGGCTAAGGTTGATAAATTAGCCAACCAGATAATCATTGGCTATGATGACAAGTGGAAGAACATCAACACAGCAGGTATTTGGGCAATCCATACGAATAGAAACTATTTTATAGGTAATAGGGCAATGGCTGAAAATTCATCAGCTAAAATTGACCTTCGTTCTGAAATTATTGCTGAAGGTTATGCCATTGAGATAAGTAGAAAGCTGCAATTTTTTCAAGACAATTCAGGCTCATCGGATAGGCCTAATGATTATAATACTTTCATCATTTGGCTCAATCGCAACACCTTAACTTTTGAGGAGGTAGAAGACACAGAGTATGCAGTCAATGGGGAAACCGGAGCATTGACCCTATCACCAGGTACAGCATCCATGAGCAGCAATCAAATTACTGCAAGCAATAGTCCAGTGGGTGCTATTTACAATATCTACCACACTCCGGCTAGACTTGCATGTAGATGGTGGAAGGTCATTGGCATGCATACCTATGGTCTTACAAACCCTGTGATGCGCTTTCAATCTGGTCAGTATCAGGTGACTTATTCCAGCACTATCAATGGAAGTGATGAGAAGGACTCCTGCATAGAAATTGAAGGCGGAGCAATAGCCGAAAATTCAAACATCTCAGCGGCTATCTTAAAAGATGAGTACAAAGACTATCTTTTCAGGCCAATCGAGGTGACATTTAGTTATCCACAAAGTCTCTGCGATTTCTTAACTTTGAGCCAGGATGAGCAGTACAAAAAAGTAAGGCTCACCTCTGGCAGTTTGGTTATTGAGGGATTCATAACTTCGGCAACCAATCAACCGGAAGATGCCTCCGGTGGTACAACTGAATTCACATTGCTTTACTCAAATCTACAATCAGAACTGGGTGGAGCATTTGATGAAGGATTTGATGATGGATATGACAACGGTGGTTAAATATGCCTAACATTACCAGGAGTGCCTTAGATGCACTAAGTCTCACTAACTTCCCGAACAATACTTCACAGCTCATTTCTCCAGCTGATCTAAGGGATTGGCTGGAAAATGGGATTGATTCTTTTGTCACCCAGAAGGACTCCTCCAGACTTGAGAATGTCATTTATGAGAATGAAGGAAGTGGTATAGCGGCATCTGCCTCAATTAATCTGGCAAATGCAACCGGGAACTATTTACATATCACAGGAACATTCAATGGCATCACAAGTTTTGGCACTATTCCGGCAGGAGGTCGGTTTGTTCTTGTGTTTGATGATGTATGCACATTGACTTACAATGCCACATCATTGATTCTTCCCGGTGCGTCAAACATCACCACTGCCGCAGGGGATTGCGCTATGCTTGTCTCTGAAGGCTCAGGTAACTGGAGGATGGTTGGGTTCTTCCCTATCTCCGGAGGAGGTGGTGGGGGAGGAGTTACT